TATTCTGATAATTGGTCTATAAGTTCATTTGGTAATACATTTTTAGGTTTGAAATTTAATACATCCATTATTCCTCCAGTAGCATTGTTTTATTATTTTTCTGGTTTGAAGTAATAATCAAGGTGACTTTCCAAAACATCGAAGTCACTAAGCTCCAAATCAGCACACTGGTGACAAAGAGTTGGGGTGTCATAATCTTGGCTTTCCCATAATTTGTCTGATGCATCAATAAACTGTTCTGGTGTGTCTATCTCAACGTCACCAATGTAAAAGCTTGCATTAGTGGTAATGTATACTGGTACTTTCATCGTCACTCCTTTTTTAAAAATAATGTCGTAAATCACTGGCTAAGAGCCCGTCCGCAATCGCAACAATATTTATGACTCGGGTGATTTATTTTGGTGTAATTACAATAATAACTGCAAGGCTCTTTGTCCACGTGCATTGCAGTATTGGACGGCTGGTCATCAAGGGGGCAAAACTTTGGGAACCTTAACAGAGTGTCCGGTAATATTTCCTGAGAAAAACCGCACCATTGCTTTCCAATATTTCCACCTGTCCTGATAATGTTACGTTCAGGACACGTTAAACAACTTGCTACATAGATAATTTTATTCATAGTCCGCTCCAATATTAAGTTCTACGGCTCGCCCGTAGCAACGGTTTTATTATATTAATTGTTTTAGGTTTTCTGCTAGTATTATTTTTTTAAAATCTCAACAAACTAACAAGCTTTTTTAGTTGCTCAATGATTATTTTATATCTATCAATCTCAATTTTTAGTTTTGTTATTTCTTCGTGCATTTCTTTTTTTGTCATTTTAAACATCTCCATATTTAATTATATTATTAAAGTTAAAACAGCCTTTTTTAATATCAAATTTCGTTGTGAAATCACTTCCAGGTATTCCATTCCGGCACTTTGCCATTATGATTTCTGTAAAAGACTTATCGTGTTTTTCACCTGCGTTATTTTTTAATCCGTAAACCCCTGGTCTATAGATGAATAAGATCACATCCCCGTCCTCTTCTATCGCCCCAGTCTGCTTGAGATATATCATTTGTGGACGTTTTGTTGCTGTTTCTTCAACCTTTCTACCCAACTGACACAACACAACTAATGGTATTCTTAATTCCTTCTTTAACTCTGCTAATCTGTTACTATTCTTTGTATAACCTTGAAATTCAGATAGGCTTTTAGCGTATGATATTTTAGATAACTGATCTATAAAAATAATCTTACACCCATCTTTTTTCATTCTTCTACATCTTCTTACCACATCTTCAATACTCGATTTTGAATCATTCATTTGTATTGGCAATGTTGATAAAGTATCTGCTGCCATATCTATTTTTGAAAAATCTTCCCTTGTTAATTTGCCAGGGTTATAAAAAGTTAAAGAGTTAATCCCTGTCTCTGCCGACATCATCCTGTCCGTTAATTCTTCCTTGTCCATTTCAATTGACAACACACCAACTTTTATATTTTGCAATCCTATATGTTTAACCATTGCAAGCATTAGTGCGGTTTTCCCCTGCCCAGGTCTTGCAGAAATATAAATTAATCTTGATCCTGATACAAACATTCTGTTTTCTATACCAACCAAGCCAAGATTTATCCCAATTTTGTTTTTTGATTTCTGGCTTTTATCTATCCGGTTAACAGTATCCATCATTAACTTTTCAGAATCATAAAATTTATCTCTTGCTCCTGTTGGCTCAACTGACATTATTTGCTCTTGTGCATATTCAATAATTTTATCCGGTGCGTCTGATTGTTTACATTTATCAAGAATATTCATACAGGATATCATCAAGTCTCTTGCTTTTGAATAGTCTCTAACTTTCTTGGAATATTCAAAAGGATTTAATGCTACCTCAGAATTATCAGCAATATTTGTAAGGTGTTTACCTATTTTATCATCAAGATACCCCCTTGATTCTAATACAGCACCAAGCATGGGTAATTCAATCGGGTCTTTTCTGGCTTTTAATACCAGCATTGCACCAAATATTTTCTGGTTCATTGAATTGTAAAAATCAATAGGGTCTAAATCTATTATTTTGTGTATATTGTCAGGCATTAAAATTATAGATGCCAGCAAATGGTCTTCTATGTCTGTATTGTGAGGTAAAATCATAATCTCCTTAAAATGTCTTTTTAAATATTAAGACGTTTTGGTGTATTTTTACAAGCTTTTTACTTTTCATATTCCCCGATGCTCTCATACTTGCACTTGCTATCATATTTAGTAAAATAGCTTCGTTATAAAAAGACATACCACACTCTTTAAAAGCATTTATAGTATCTGGGACAAAACCTATAAAATTACCCTTTTTATCTCTTACCTCCCCAACAACGAAACAAGCATACCCCCCAGATTTTAATAAAGAACATGATTTTCTTATAATCTTTGTATATGATTCTAAGAAAGAATGATAATCCATATTAGAGATATCCCCATCCAAATCACTATATACCTCAAGATTTGCGTATGGAGGGCAACTAAAGACAAAATCAAATTTATTCAACCATTTATCTTTTAATATTTCGTTAGAATCACCAACATACCAAGATGGTTGGTTATTTATATCTAATATGTCGAGGGCTTGATCTCTATTGCTATCAATTTGTTCTTGCCTTATATCTACACCAGTATATTTAAAACCAAGATAATTTGCTACTATACCACGCACAGAACCACCAGAAAAAGGGTCAAGTATACTCCCACCATCAGGACAAAACCAATGATATAATACTTCGCATAAAGCAGGATCAAATATTGAAACATATTTTGCAGAATTTTTATCTCTTTTTGTGGTGTCCATATTTATTACCACAGAATCTCTGCCTATTTCGCTTTTCATCCCAAGTCTTGCCCATTGCCTTTTTCTGCCTTGCCAAGATCTGCTTTTTGTATCCAATATAGAGAATGGTGGCTCTTTGAATTTGCTTCTCAATAAAGGATTTTCAATTATTTCATCTCCAAAAATATCTATATTATTCATATCCCATATTCCTTATTCTCTTGATCTATTTCAGATTGAGATTTTATTTTAATTTCACAATTGCCGTTTATTGGTTCAAGTTCATCTTCCCATCTTCTTTGATTTAGCCAAGTTGTAAAATGTGGTATGTATTTTTCATTCTCCCATTGTTCAGATTTGCTTTGTATTTTAATTGAATCAAGAATTATTTGTAAAGATGGTATTGGTTCTTTTATCTTTTTGTATATTTGGAACCCTTTTGATTTTCCTATTTTTCTTGGATATGCTTTCCAGATTGTTTCAAAATCTTCTGTATATATTTCTTTTCTTTTGTTCTTATGTTCTTGTTTGTGGTTACTTGTTGGTTGTCTGTTGGTTACATGCTGGTTAGATTGCTGGTTGATTACTGATTCTTTGTTCTGGTAAGTGTCCCAATTTATTATAGTTATTATGCTAAATTTGTTGGTTGTTTTGATGGTTAGATTTTTACACTTTTTTAAAAAAGATAAACAAGTCCTGATTTTCTGTTCTGACAACCATGTTTCTTCAGCAGCTTTTTTACGCCCAAAGATAAACTGTCCAGGTTGTAATATTATTTCTTGGAATCCAACCACTTGCTTATAATCCTTTTTATGGTTTGCTTTCATTAAACAATATGTCCAGAATATCCACACATTGTGATTCTTAATTAATCCAGTATCTATGGATTTTCGCCATAGCTTAACCCACCCGTCAACCATTTTAAACCTCTTTGGATGGTTCTCTTATTGCTGTCTTTGGAATACCTATTTCAGCCAGCTTCCGAACATAAAAAGGGCTTATAACAGAGTTTCCAGTTATCCAATTAGAAACAGTGATCTCACTTGTACCTATTTTTTTTGCGACATCTTTCTGAGTCATACCTATAAGCCTAATTTCTTTAGCCAACAACTTTTCTTTTTTCAATTTAAATCTCCTTTTATTATAATGATCCTTCCACTTGAATCATATAGTACCTTAATATTGCATGAATGTCAAACTATTTTTATTTGTACTTGACTTTAACTTTCATTGTGATATTATTTAGACACTCAAGCAAGAAACAAGGTCACTGATTGAGTTCAAACCGGCAACAAGCTTGATGATGATTTCATATTACCTGATCTGTCAGACCACGAATGTTTGTGCGAGGAAGATGTGTTGGATGAAATCAAAGCATTTTATAAGAGTTTGGAGGATAATTAAAATGGAACCACGCTTTGCAATTAAATGCTGTTCTGAATTAATAGCTTTGACAATACCAGAAATGGAAAAGGTTGAAGTTGAAATTAGGTCATTATTGATGGAGAGGGCATATATTCAGACCCATCCAGAAAAATATGATTCAAAATTGCACGTTGGAATATTTGCACCGGAAGAAATCAAAAACCTTTCACAAGGTATGAGGATAGAATAATGGATAATTTAATTTACTGGAATAAAGTCTCAACACCACCACCAAATATGTTAAAAACAATAAAAGCTGGTCGGTTAAAAGGTATGTCTGATATAAAACCACAGTGGAGATACCATATTATGACAGAAGTTTTTGGGCCGTGTGGTATTGGTTGGAAATACACTGTTACAAATAAATGGACTGAAAATGGTTCTGATAATCAAATTTTTGCATTTGCAGATATTGAGCTATATTTTTTACACGCTGGTGTTTGGTCTGAACCAATTCCGGGTCATGGTGGTAGTATGTTAGTCGCAAAAGAATCAAAAGGACCACATTCAAGTGATGAGGCTTTTAAAATGGCGATAACTGATGCACTTAGTACGGCAATGAAATTAATTGGTGTTGCATCTGATATTTATATGGGTAATTGGGATGGAACTAAATATATAAACAAGCCACCAGCTCCGCAAAAAGAAATAACAATAGGTGAAGAAAACGTTGCTTGGTTGGTTGGTTTCTGCAAAAGAAATAAAATAATAGATCCATCAACTAAAAAAGAGTTCCAATCTCATTATCAATTCAACCCATACGTTACTACTGAAAAAGAATTTGGAGAGATAAGAAAGCAAATCGAGTCAGAATACAATGAGGCTTAAAATGATATATGACTTCAGCCAATATAGCCCAGAATGGTGGAAAATAAGAGAACAGAGGTTAACAGGCTCCCATGCTCAAGCTATTGGTGTTAACGGTAAAGGATTGAAAACATATACCCGTAAAATAATGTCAGAGTATTATTCTTCTGCTCAAATTGAAACATACTCAAACGATGATATGCGAAGAGGTCTTGAGCGTGAAGACAAAGCGGCAAGTGAATATAGTATTGAACACATGACAGTATTAAAAAAGGTCGGATTTGTTACGAGAGGGGATCATGTTGGAGTCAGCCCTGACAGACTTGCAGATGAAAATGGCTTGGTGGAAATAAAATGTCCTAAAGACTCAACATACCTTGATTTATTATTGGATAAAAAGATAGACACGAAATATATATGGCAAATGCAAATGCAGCTACTTATATGCGAGAAAGATTGGTGCGACTATGTTGTGTATAACCCAAACTTTGAAACACGCTTATTTGTGCAAAGAATCGAACCAGATGCTAAAAAGTTCAAGGCTTTGGAAGAAGGGATTGAGTCAGGAATTAAAATGATAAAAGATATAGAAGAAAGGATGGCATTATGAAAAAAGAAATAGAAATAGACACAACACCATACGAATTAGCTGAAAGGAAATCGCATGATCACATTAAATGAAACAACCAAAACAAAAACAATCGAGATTGACGGATTTGAGTTAGATATTGACATAACTTTTGAATTTACAATATCAAAAGGCTACCCGGCAACATGGGACGAACCAGGGGTTGATGAAGAAATCGAGATTATCTTGAATGAATCAAGAACAATCGAAAGCATTATAAAAGAATGTTCTGATCTGGTTGATATTGAGAAAGAAGGTATAGTAATTGATTTTGGCAAGGTTTTAGACGATATACAGCAGCTTATTGATGCAGATGATATCCTACATCAAGAACTGTACGAAGATGCAAGGAACGACTATTTAAGCGACTATGGCGATTATCTTTATGAACAGAAAAAAGATAGAGAAATGGAGGAAACATGGGGAAATTAACAGATAAAGAAAGGCAGATTGCAACAAACGCAATAGGCAAAAGATACAAAATGGAAGTAGGGGCAATGACATTAAATTTAACAATAAAAGAAATGAATCAAACGGTTATGAACATAATGTCTTTTAATATTAAACGTTCTCGTAAAGACAATCCTGAAAAGTTTGACTCGCGCTTGCATGGTGATATTTTTACTGAGGAAGAAAAAATTAATATTAATAATAGTATGAGAGGATAATATGGAAACAAGTGAAAAATTAGACAAGCTTGCCCCAGCATTAATAAAAGCTCAGGATGAGATGGCAGGAGCTAAAAAAGGATCTTTAAACCCATTCTTCGGCTCAAAATATGCGGACTTAACGTCTGTTTGGCAAGCGCTATCGTGACGTTACTCTTAAAATAGTGATTATGGGTAACAAGAGTGTACTACTTTGCACTAAAACAGGTATAAAAATGAAATTAAGGGTATCACAGTGTTACTACTAAGAGTATCAACACGTTACTTTTGAATATAAAATAACAATATACAAAAAGGAAAACAAAGATGGCCTTTATAAAAGGAAAATCATATTTAACAAGTCGTGGGGATCATGTTGAATTTGTAAGAACAATAGAAGAAGACGGGCAGTATAATGTATTTAGGCACAATAAAAAACTAAACTACAGACCATTTTACACTGATAAAGATGGGAAAACAGCATATGGTGAATTTATATCAGATACTAAAGTCGACAAATAAACAACAACTCCCCTGACAGGGAATAAAGGAGAACAAAGATGAATATCACAATAGGAAAATATAAACTATCATCAAGCTAAAATGATTTCACAGTATCAGAGATCAAAACAATTGAGAAGAGTGAGAAAAGTGAAAAGGTTGGTGAAACATACGAATCTGGAACAAGTTACCATCCTTCTTTAGAATCAGCATTAAATAACGTTTTTAAGAGACGTTTACTTATATCTTAGGCTACTACACTAAAAGCGTTGATAGAAGAGGTTCATGCGTACGGAGAAGAACTGAGAACTATATTTAAACAAATTATATAAAGGAGCTACACTATGAAGTTAGGAATATCAATTAAGTTAGATGTCACAAAAATAGACAAGTCAAGAATCTTTGCTGGCAAGAAAGGTAAATATATAGACCTAACCACATTTATTGACCTTGATAATGAAGGGCAGTATGGTGACCACGGATTCATAAGTCAATCAGTTTCGAAAGAAGAAAAGGAACAGGGTGTGCAAACTCAGATCTTGGGGAATTGCCGTGTGTTTTATAACGATAACCAAACACAAAATACACAAAATAACAACCAGCAGAACAACCAACAACAACCTATACCAGATGACCAAATTCCGTTTTGATTAATAAAACCGTTGCTACGGACAAGCCGCTGAACTGCAAAGGGCACAGATATGATAAAATTAATACATGGTGACTGTTTAGAAAAAATGAAAGATATTGAATCTGGATCGGTTGATTTAATACTTACCGACTTGCCTTATGGTAATATGAATACAGACGGTGGGCGTAAGATGGGAATTGATGGGTGGGATTTAGCAATAGAACCTGCGACTGTCCATGAAATATCAAACCGTATTTTAAGAAAAAATGGAAAAATGATTTTGTTCGGACAAGAGCCTTATACCGGCAGATTAATAGACCAATCTGTTCCTAATCTACCCTTTAGTTATCGTGCTATATGGGAAAAGGACAATTTTGCAAATGCCTTGGGTACAAAGGTTAATATGGTTTCTTTTACCGAAGATGTCTTAATCTTTAGCAAGAGGCATCAGAAGCATGATTTTGAAGGTATGCACCCATTAAGAGAATACTTCAAATATATAATGATTTTTATAGGGCTAAACCTCAAGCAAATTAATAGCAGATTGGGACACAGGAGAGCCGAACATACTTTTTATATAAATAGCACTCAATACGGATTATGCACTGAAAAAACATATCTGGAATTAATGGAAGTTTTCAGCATTGATGTGCTTTCCGATTTTAAAACTTTCGGCGAGCTAAAAGAAATTGATACCGAATATAGACAAACCCTCCTAAAACAAATGAATGATCAATATCCAAGTATTTTTAACCTTTGGGAAGGCGGAAAATATAAATCAAACATACTCAAATATAAAAAAGATTACGATGGTTATCACCCAACACAAAAACCAGTTTTATTACTTGAAGATTTGATTAAAACTTTCAGCAATGAAAATAATTTGGTTGTTGATTTGACAATGGGTAGTGGCTCAACAATGGTAGCTTGCCAAAACACAAATAGGAATGGGATAGGCATAGAGCTTGACGAAAACTATTTCAATATAGCTAAACAGCGTTGTTGCATAAAATCCGCTAATAAGTTAATGCACCGGACGAGCCGGTGCATCAACACATTATTTCCGTATTTTAAAAATAATACTAATAAACTCGCCCCATAAGTAAGTTGCAACCCACCATGTTCTTGCCCTGATCCAACGCCCTTCTGATTTTAGAATATCTGAGAGTATGCAGCTTGCCTGGAAGTTGGTGCATTTTGTTCCATCAACAAACTTTTTTGTCTTTTTCAATTTATCATGAATAATCCACGCTTGAGAAGCAAGAATATAAGCATGTTTCTTTGTATCATATACTTCAAGCGGTCCTGATATATCAACCGCGCCGGTTGCCCCATCAGACGGGAACTGTGGTTCAACCCGAATCCATTTGCCATATCTTGGATTATAATAACGTATTTGGTCTTGAATTATATACATATTAATACCTATTGACTTATAACATTTACTCAACGATATTACTTAAAATATTTCCAAGTTCCCCTGATACAGTTAAACAAATAATCAACGTCACAATAACAATCGACAACGTGATATATGCCGTCATTCTGCCCTTAACAGATACAGGCAACAAAGATTTTAAATATTCTTTCATGCGAAATCCTCGATTATTTTTGCAAGACGTTCTGCTCGTTCAGGAGTCTGTTTATACCACAAACTGTCACGCATTTGTGCTGCTGCCTCTCTTAAATCGTTACATTGAAAAGCAAATATCATTTTCTTGAATTTACGGAATCCACCGAAACCTAACTGAAACCGCATGTTAATTAAAGAATGTTGGACATCTTGTGGGTATTTCTCAAAGTCATCTAAAAATATAAGCTGTAAGTCTGTAAAACAAGAGTTTATATCTTCACCTAACATGAACAAAGCTTCACGCTCAGAAATGCCCTTTTTAGCAAGGTTACGTCCAACACCTATAGTATGGTATCCCTCAGTGCATAAATACGGGTATAACGACAACCCTTCGTCATCAACAAGCATTTTTTGAATTAATTGTTTATCCATTACAGAACACCAAAAGCTTTTAAAGCTATTCCTATCACGGTTGTCGTTAGCAACGCAATAGTAACCCACTGTCTTGATATCGAATATTTTATTTCATCACGTGGACAGCTTGCTTGAAAATTTTTAATTTGGCTTATAGTACCTTCTGGACTAAATGCAACGTCATATTTTGCCCACAAAGAATTAACTTGATTTGAGACATTGTTTATTCGTTCCGTTTGCACAGCTATAAGCCCAACTGCTGTTTCAATTTTATCAACTTTCCGTTCCATTACATCCAGCTTTTCCAGAATCAATTTTTCAGTCATTTCAGCCCCGTTTAACTATAGCTCCAATTTATAAACAAATTGTCTAGCTGAATCCAGAACATATGTTCCGCTATCAGTTTCAACTTTAACCGCAACATGCGGAAAGAACATCCTGGCATCATATCCAAGCTTGTGAAGTTCTTTGATGTAATATACTGTATAATTTGTGCAATCACCAACACCATTTTCAGGCACGACCCATTTATGGTCTGGGGTCCCATAAGTTATTTCAGAATTGACTTTATGAAAAACATTTTCTATATCCCTCGGTATCCTTGAAGAATAGCAAGATGATAGAATTAAGCAGAGTATGATGATTAAGCTACGCATTCAATATTGCCGTTTGTTCTTCTGGTGTCAATAAAGCAAACTCTTCAGGTGTTAGTTTCTTAGTTACACCGAAATAAGTATAAGCATCATCTTCTGTATCACACCATTTCCAGCCACCCACTTCCTGAGTTTTATCCGCATCAGTAGACAGCAATGTAAAAGCCTTATTCTTAACAAAGTTCGGCGCATGGTGCATTGTTGGGTCTTCGTATTTGTAAAATCCTTGCATTATGATCTCCTTATCCTGTTACTGTCCAGTTTTTTGCTGTTGCGATTGTTGGATCGTCTCCACTTACTCCCCAGTTACCAGTTACCGTAATTGTCTTGGTGGCTGTGGCAAGCCCTGTGTAAATTGCATCAAGAGCCTCTGGGCCTAAGTTGCAGTTTGTAAAACTAAAATCTACAGCTAATCCCTGAAATGGTGAAGATTGCAAAGAAGGTGCTAAAGATCCAAATGTTGCCGAAGCTACTGTAACCGAACTCAAATCAAGTGATGCAACTATTAACAAGGAATCACAACCATTAAAACAATACCCCATATCAGTAACAGAACTTGTATCAATTAATGGTACTTCCAATAATGATTTACAATCCCTAAAAGCATTTGATAAAGAAGTAACCCCACTCAAATCAAATAGAGGGATCTTCTTTAGGCAATAACAATCGTTAAATGCATAAGTTATTCCAGATGTCACAAGACTACTAAAATCAAAGCAAGGTACGGTTTCCAAAGAATAACAAGCCTGACACATATGAGAAGCAATCGTGACTAAACCTGTATCAAAAAGCGGTAGTGATTTTAAAGACTCGCAGGAAGAGAAGGTATTATCCATATTTGTTACTGAACTTGTATCAAATAGCGGTAAAGTCGTTAAGGATGTGCATCTGGTAAACATGGTAATCATAGATGTTACACCGCTTAAATCAAGAAGTGGGACTGTCTCTAAAGAGAAACAACCACTGAACATATTACTGACACCTAACGCTCCAGTAACGCTACTCGTATCAAACAGAGGAATTGCCTTTAAACGCTTACAGTCCGCAAACATACCAGCGACACGGACGACAGAACTTGTATCAAATAGTGGTACAGATTGTAAATTGTAACATTCTCTGAATACATTTTCATAATTAGTCTTATTATGTTCACCAATAGTAACTTGCTCAATAGATGTTGTTCTTAGTGTAGATGTACCGCCAATAGTTAATGTGGCTAAAAATTCGCCATTTATCGTAACATCGAGCCATGGGACATTACACTCGTTTGAAAAGTTACTATGCAAGACACGTAGATTAAAAGCGGTAATATTATTTGCAGCTTGCGGAGTAATAGTAACAATACATGATTTGTATTCAGGAATAAAAACAGTTCCAGAACCGTCAGACGTCAAGGTAATTGCGGCACCACCAGCCGTTAATGAAAGCTGGAAAGTATCCGCTGTTCCTGTCTTAACAAAATACTTTGTGAAAGTTGATATACCTGTGGTGGTTACAAGAGTTGCAAGATTCAAAACCTGATTTGCCGAATACCCATGAGCAGTCCGATTAACCATATCCGTACTCGCTGTGAATGTAACAGCAACCGCATCAGATTGTCCTTTAATCACTGAATCAGCAAAATCAGCATCATCATAGTCAAAAGTATGCTCTGCCGTCACACCTGTGGCAACATCTTCTGAGGCTGTCCCATCTCCCCAATCCACCGAATAAGCAGCAGCAGCACTAAAAGCCACCGCATTACCTGCAGTTTCAATGTCATGGACTGCATAAAGTAGCTGAATTTTCTGAGTCCCAACGACAGGGGCATCTAATGCGGGCCAATCAGTAGGTCGTGTCCACTGTGGGTCATAATAATACATATCCACGCCAGATCCAATATTACTTGTAATCACTTTACCCGAAAAAACCAAACTGTCTTCATCGTCCCCGGCATCCAGTTTGTAAAGTGTCAGGAAGCCATAATCACCAATACTCAATCCTGTCACATTACTCAGATCAAGATTAATATAACCACTGGCATCTGTTGTGACTATCTCAGACCGACCAATCGGAGTACTAAAGTCTTTAGGCTCAGTAACGTCCCACCAAAGTGCCTGAATACCTGTTAAGCTATCCTGTGACGTTGCGACATCAAATAATTGTAAATTTACACCTATCATATTTTAGTCTCCTATGCGAATATCGCTTTTATAAATTGTGCGGCACCAGTTATGAATGCTTTAACAAATTGAGCGCCTGTTGCTACAGCACCACTTGACTTTCTTTTCCGCGCCAATACTGCTTTATGTGCTTTCTGGATACTCATTATGCCTCCGGTGTCCATCCATTTGTTGTTATCAACCAATCGTCTGCGGTGTAATATTGAAATACTGCAATATCCCCAGCGGTAGACAAATTAGTAAGATTCTTACCTTCAG